TTAGCACAATTTCAGCGCGCAACTGTGACTAGCAACAATTTTGGCGAGCCGGTGCAAACGTGGACAGTGTTATCTGAGGATTACATTGCCATTGAACCCTTACGCGGCAACGAAAAGTTTTCAGCAATGCAGGTCCAAACAGACATAGACACACGGATCATTGCTCGCTGGCACAGAGTGCTGTCTACGCTAACAACTAAAGATCGGATTGTGTTTGGATCTATTATTTACGACATTAAAGAGGTCTTAAACATAGACCAGCGAAACCGTGAATTGCACATTATGGGGCGAGTTCATGGTTGACGTATCAGTCAAAATTGAAGGTTTAGAAGATGCAATGAAAGCAATGCTGGCTGCTTTTCCGACTAATGAGCGCAGGCAGCGCGGCATACTTAATGCCTCAATCAGGACTGCGGCAACAGATACAATACTGGCCGATGCAAAGCAAAGAGCAAAAAGCGGTGACGGTTCTGGTGCATTGTCCGAGGCGCTTGGCATACGGGCAACAAGCAAGAAGAAACTAAAAGCGCGCCGTGTTGTGGCAGGCGTTGAAATTGTTCCGGTGCGCTCAAACATGAAGGCAATGGCAATGTATATTCAGCACTATTACACGGCTAAGGGAAAGACAGCTCCAGCCAAGATGCTGAGCAGCGGTGTCCGTCATGGTCACCTAGTTGAGTTTGGCAGTTTAAACAATCCAGCAAGGCCTTTTTTGTGGCCTGCTGCTGAGTCAAAACGATCCGCGTATATTGGCAGGTTTGCTGCTGATTTGACCAAAAAAACTGAAGCTGCCGTGCGTAGAGAGGCAAAAACGCGATGATGGAAATCGGGCTTGTTGCGCGGTTAAAAGTTAATCCGGCAATTGCTGGCGGTCGAATATTTCCGCGTTTGCCGCAAAATCCAACCTTCCCACTGGTTAGATACCAGTTAATAAACGTAAGCAGGACTAACGATATCACGGGCGCAAATGTCGGTCCAAGCCAGTTTACGGTACAGATTGATTGCATGGCGCGCAGTTACGGAGATTCCAAAACCCTTGCTGAAAGTGTATTTGATAGACTAAATGGGTATAATGGAACGTGGGGTGCAGATATTTGTCGTTTTTGTACGATTGACACAGAAAACGACTTTTACGAGCAAGACGGTGACGATGTAACGCATTGGGTATCCCAGCGTTATATGATCTGGACAAACAACGATTAATTTTAGGAGATACGCATCATGGCAACAAATGCAAAATTGGGGGCGTTAAGCTCTTTAAAGTTAGGTGATGCAGCGTCACCTGAAATATTTACTACTGTGGCAGAGGTGCTGCGGGTTGGCTCAATCGGCCAATCGGCCAGTGAAATTGAAGTTACCCACTTGTCGTCAACTTCCAAAGAGTACATCGGTGCTTTGCCTGAAGGCTCAACAGTGGAATTTAGTGTAAACTTTGTTGGCGGCACTCAGCAGAACGCTTTGCGCGATGCAGTGGGCAAAACAAAAAACTTTAAAATGCAGTTTAGCGACAAAACACAAGCTTCTTTTGCGTTTGTTATACTGGGCTTTGCGCGCGACGAAACCTCACCAGAGGCGCAATTAACCGCTACGATTAATGGCCGCATTACCGGCAATATTACCTGGGGCGTTTACACCTGATGAAAGCTGATGACCTGCTGAATATTAATGATTTAAAAACAAAAACAATTCATGTTCCCAAGTGGAACAAGGATATTATTATTCAAGAACTGGGATTGCTGCCAATGATGGAGCTTTACCAGTCGATGGATATTAAAGATATTCAAAAAGGGCAGATTCAGGTTAAGCCGTTGGACATTGCGCGAATTGTTGTCATGGGCGTTGTCGATGAAAATGGCGCGCCAGTTTTTACTGATCAGCATATTCCGGCATTAGCTAAAAAGAACCGTGAAGCATTAATGTTTATTTACGGTGAAATAATGTCTCTGTCTGGCACTGAGGATGACGCGGCAAAAAACTAGAATGCCAGCCGTTGCTGTTATCGGTGTACCGGCTGGCGTTTTACTTTAAGCGTCCGGTGAGTGAATTAAACATTACCTGGCGCGAGTTTTTACACTGGCAAGCCTATTTGGATATTGAGCCACCAGAGCAAGGCGACAACAACCGCACTGCGGCGCTGCTGGCACAGATTACAAACATGTCTGGCAGGTCGTTACCAGATCGCAAGCGTGTAAAGCCTGAAGATTTTATGCACAAGCCATCTGAAGAAAAGGCACAAACTGAGCAAGATCAAAAAGCGTTTTTACAAGGGCTGGGAGGCTTTAAATAATGGCTGCAAGTGCCGGTACAGTTACCCTTGATCTTGATGCTAATTCCGTCAAACTTCTGCGGGAACTCCAAAAGGCTGAAAAGTCAACAAAGAAAAGCGCCAGCAATATGGGCGCAGACTTTTCTAGGATGGCCTCTAACATTGCCAAAACTACCGCAGTTGTTGCGACTGCCTTTGCTGCGATGGCAACAAAGATTACCCGCGATGGTTTAAAGGTCATTGACGCAAACGCCAAAATGGCGCGCTCTTTAAACGCCAGCAATGATGCTTTGATGGCGCTTCAAATGGCTGCGGGTGATGCAGGGCTTGATGGTCTTGAAGGCTCTCTTAGCAGAATGACAAGGGCGCTGGGTGCTGCTGAAATGGGAACCGGCAGGGCTGTCAAGACCATTGAAGTGCTGGGTCTTGATCTTGCTGCTTTGTCTCAAATGGACGTTGATCAAAAACTGCAAACCATTGCCGAGGCAATTCAAAAAGCTGGCATATCATCTGAGCAAACTTCCAGACATTTGCAAAACCTTGGCTTTGATCAAGCACAAGCCATGCAATTCTTCACAAGCGGAATAACTGACCTTGGCAATTACCGGCGGGAGATTAATGCTCTTGGCTTGTCGCTGTCGTCTTTTGACGCTGCAAGAGTTGAGCGCGCCAATGACGCAATGGGTGTTTTTGGCGATGTTGTACAAGGAATCAGCCAGCGCGTTGCTGTAAACATGTCTGACATACTGTATTACTTTTCCGAATCGTTTACCCAGATGGCCGTTGAATCAGGCAATCTTGGAACAATTATTGATGAAATGTTTCACAAGATATTAATGGGCAGCATTAATGTATTTGAAGCAATCGGCACAGCACTGTCGCCAATTATTGCGATCACAAAAAGCCTTTGGGACAGCTTCATGGCGCTGCCGCAGTTTGCTCGCGAGCTTGGCATTGTTGGCGCATTGCTGTTTGGCCGCGCAGGGCTTGCTGGGGTGATTGCAATTACTGCTGCAATTAAAGCTCTACAGTCTGCTGTTGGATATGCAGCAAACCAAGTAGCTATGACTGGCAGTGAAACATTTGCAGGCTCTCAACTTGATCGTTTAAATAAATTATTGTCAGGAGAAACACAGTTTAGCCCTATGGAAGAGGTGGCAGGACTGTTTAGTCCTAATTACGAAAACAACATAGCAGCACAGGCATCTCGGCTAAGACAAATGATGGAAGGCGTTTCAACCGCGCGCGAAAACCTGCGGGTGCAAATGTCTCTTGATCCAATGTGGAACGATCCAAGCATTAATGATTTGCTTGATGGGCCGCCTGTCAGTGACGGCCTTGATGATGAGTTGGTTGCTGTTCAGCAATTTACTGCAAAAGCAGAATCACAACTTAATCAATTTGCGCAACAAGCGGCAAACAACATGCAAACCGCGTTTGCTGACTTTCTTTTTGATCCGTTTAAAGAAGGTCTGCGCGGCATGTTGGCAGGCTTGATTGATACCCTGCGCAGAATGATTGCTGAAATTGCAGCGCAAAAAATTCTAGGCGCTATTTTTGGCGGGCTGGCTAATTCATTTAATCCAACTATCGCAGGCATTGGCGCGGCGTTTGGAGGTCAAGCATTTGTCGGCCCGATGCCCTCGCGTGATTCGGGCGGCAGAGGCGCTGCCGGACAGCCATACATGATCGGCAGAGGGGCGCAGCCAGAGGTATTCATTCCAGACAGCGCAGGAACCTTTATACCTAACGCGGATCAGATGGGCGGCACTACATTTAACATTACCGTAGATGCGCGTGACGCTGGCGCAGAGGCGCGTATACGGGACATGATTAACCAAGAGATGGCTCCGCAAATTATCGCTGCTGCTAAAGGCTCAACAATGGCCGCGATGCGTAGGCCGAGGTTTGCATAATGGCTGAAATTACGATCCCAACTTTGCTTGCATCCAACGTGACGTTTGGCTTATCTCGCGCTGATGTAGCAACTGAATTGCTGACCGGCGCGGCGGTGTTTACCGAGTTTACAAAAGCGGGATGGGTGTATCAGGCGCAACTCGTAATCCAGACTTATGATCAAGGCCAAGCCTGGGCGGTGGCGTTGTCGCAACTGTCTAGGTTCTCAAACCATTTTAAAGCCGGCCCACCGGCTTACGCAGGCGGTGCTTATACAACCACCACTTTACAAGTTAATGGCGCTGGTCAACTCGGAACCAGCTTAAACATAAAAAACGGCGCATTTACAACAACAGTAATTCGTGCAGGCGAATACTTTGAAGTTAACGGCGAGTTAAAATTGGCCGTTACAACTTGCGTGACAAACGGCTCTGGTAATGGGTCGGTAACTTTTGAGCCACCACTGCGACAGGCTCCGCTAAACAACGCAAGCATTAACCTTGCGACACCTAAAGCCAAATTCAGGCTGACCAGTCCTCAAGCAAGTTGGCGTGTGGAGCCTGGCAAGTTTTACATCATAAGCCTTGACGCAGTGGAGCTGTTATGAGCCGTGATTTAACAGCAACAATGCAAACGGCACTGGCGGAGCCTACAATTCGGCCGGTGTTAATTGCTTACCTTGATATTGCAACCGACCCGATCAGCATGTGGACAGGCGCTGGGACGTTTGCGCCTACTGGCTCTGGCGATACTATCTTAAACGGCAAGACATTTTACTCAGCACAGTCCTTTGTTGATGTGTCGGACATTGTCGAAGACCAAGGCATCGGTGGACCAGTATCCATTGTTTTAAAAGCCAATGATCTTGATGAAGATGCGTTAAGGCAGATTGCGCGAGATCGTGACGCATGGCGCGGCAGACCTGCATACATCTGGATGGGGCTGCTTAACAGCACCCTAAACGCGGTACACGCAGATCCAGTGCGAATAAAAACGGGCATCATGACTCAGATTATTGTTGCCAGATCATTTGGCGAGGTTGCTATAAAACTGACCGTTGATGTTGATGTCAGCAATGCTCGATCAGCTCCGTTTCGCTTACTGGATCACCAAAGGATTCACCCTGGCGATACGTTTTCAAGTTATGTGATAGAGCTGTCAAACAAATCATCTGGACTTGAGCGCACTACAGGCAGCATGAATGTTGCCGCGTATGATCAGAATGAAGCGTGGGCGCGTGATAACCAGTGGAATGAGAACACATGAGTTTTTTCAAAAAGCTGTTTAAAGGAATTGTTGTTGGCGCGCTAGTTGGTTTGACTGGCGGTCTGGCGCTTGCTGGGCTTGCAGGTCTTGGCGTAACTGCGGCGGTGACAGGCGTTAGCATTGCAACCTCTGCACTATTTGGAGCCGTGTCTGGTGGCCTTAGTGTTGCGGCAACTGCGTTTACCAAGAAACAAAGAATATCAACTGGCGAGGTGCAGGCTCGGACAAATATCAGCGTTGACCCGCAAACCTTGGGAAAGTGGATATTCGGCGAGACAGCGGCAGGCACTGATATTGTTTATGCTGAAAAAATTGCTGATAGTGAAATTGTTCACGTTATTGCGGCTGCTGCTCATGAAATTGATAGTTTTGGCTCGTTATATATAAACGATGAGTTGATAACACTGTCCGGTTCTGCGGCAACTGGTGATTGGGCTAATGTTCTAGATGTTTATAGAAACCTTGGAACACAGACGCAGTCAGCATTGTCGATACCAAGTTCCGGCTGGCCTGCTACAGCGCGCGGATTGGGTATTGCTCACTATGGCTTAAAGTGGAATTTTGCCAGCGACAACGGCAAAATCAAACTTTCTGGCGGCATTCCCACTAGGATTACCCAGGTAATACGCGGTGCAAAAGTCTACGATCCAAGATTGGACAGCACTAACGGCGGCAGCGGTTCGCAAAGGGCAAACGATCAGTCAACCTGGACATGGTCTGCTAATTGGGCGCTGATTGTTGCTCATTACCTGCTTGGCTGGTACAGCAACTCAAAACTGATTTACGGTGTCGGTGTTGAGCCAACCGACATTGACTGGGTATCAGTTGCGGAAATGGCTGATGTTTGCGATACGGTTATTGACAGCAAAGCCAAATATAAGATTGGCGGCATATTTGCGATCAGTCAAGATCATGAATCAATTATTGGTCAACTTGAATCGGCAGTTGGCGGCAAGGTTTCAAACTTTGGCGGCAAGTATTATTTGTGGTGTCCACACAATGATCTAGTGTCTGCCGGCACATTAACAGACGCAGATATTGTTGCAGAGGGCGGTATTCAATACACGCCATCTGGACCAATAGAAAACCTGTTTAACACGGCGCGCGGTCAATACGTTGAACCGTCTATCCTGTACCAGTTGCAACCATATCCAGAAGTGATTGAAGCAACTGCGGTCAGCGAGGATGGGCGTGACAGGCTGTTGCAGCAAGACTTTGCAATGATCCAGGATGTTGAGATTGCCCAGCGTGTTGCGCGTGAGCTTGTCCGGCGCTCGCGATTCAGCGGGACGTTGACTGTTGTAGTTGGGCCAAAAGGCTTGCTGGTTAAACCATTTGACGTAATTACTGTCAACTTTCGGGAAACCAACTTTACCAATGAGCTTTTTCGCGTTGTCTCAATGCAATACAGCATTGGCGGCGCTGTAATTCTTGAGCTGCTTGAGGAGGACGCCAGTATCTATGATGTTACAACTCCGCTTGGAACATCATTGGTGCAACTTGATCCGACCGCATACGATCCGACAGCAGTTTATTCGGTTTCTGGTTTGGCACTTACCCAAGTATCAGTTGCTGGATCTGCCGGCACTACCATTGACGGAATCAAAATAAGCTGGACGCAGCCACCAGGCTTTGTTGACTTTACTGAAGGCGGTTTTAGAAAGACAGGCGATCCAGATTATATCTATGACAGGGCGCAGCGCGGCGCGGCAAGTGGCGTGATCGCTCCGGTGCAGCCTGGCACATCTTACGAGGTAAGAATTAGGCATGTAAGTATTGCAGGCGTGGCCGGACCATACGCAACCGCAAGCATTACAACTGGCACAACTACATCTATTGGCACGGCGGTGATTGCTAATAATGCAATTACCACCGACAAGATAAACGCCTTAGCGGTAACGGCTGCCAAAGTTGCTGCCTCTGCAATTGAAACAGCAAAGATTGCAAACCTTGCGGTTGAGGCAGGTAAGATTGCAGCTAATGCTGTCACCACCGATAAGATAAATGCACTAGCGGTGACTGCTGCAAAGGTTGCCGCTTCTGCAATCGAAACAGCGAAAATTGCTGACCTTGCGGTTGAAACAGGTAAGTTGGCAAACGCTGCTGCAACTGAGGCGAAAATTGCCACCAATGCAATCACTGAAACCAAGATTAGTGATAACGCAATAACTACACCAAAGCTAATTGCTGGTGCGGTTACTGCTGCTAAGATAACAGCCGGAACCATTACAGCTAATGAAATCGCTG